GAAGCGATGTCCACTATCCAAGAAAACATAAAGGGTAGAATTATCGACATCATAGAGAAAGGTCATAGGGGCTAATGCCAACTATTCTTGAATCAGTAGGGGATTACCTACAAAACACAGCAAGCGCTTTTGGCGCTCATGCCAGTCAAGGCACCCTTGGCACATCTATTTTTCTTGGAACCCTTCCTGAAACACCCGATGCTTGCGTAGCCGTGTATGAAAATGCTGGAAGTTCCCCAACTTTTACTATGGGTTCAGGTGGTATTCAAATTGATTACCCAATGCTTCAAATTATCGCTCGGGCGAGTCGTGAGGATTACCCTACCGCTAGAGATAAAGCCGACACGATTCGCATTTTACTTGCGTCGGTGCTTGAAAGAACCGTCTCAGGGGTGCATATTATGAGGATTGAACCGATGGGTTCAGTAAACTTGTTAGGAGTAGACCCGAAGTATCGTCCTCTAGTTTCGGTGAATTTCCGATGTCTAGTACGAATGTAAACGAGGAGCCACAGGCTCCGATAGAGAGAGTGGCAGACCCTTATGGCAGAAACGCAACAACCGATGAGTTCCAAAGATGTTGGAAATGTGACAGGCTCCTCTTCGAAAGCGCAACCCGCCCGTGGAGTATTAGGTGCCCCCGTTGCAAATCTAAAAATAAATCAGGATAAATTTTTATCTGAATTAGATTCTTTAATTGATGCAGGTCGTACCTTAAATGGTTGTTCTATTGGATTGATGGTTGATGCTTTAGATGAACCATTAAAAAACAAATTAAACGAGATATTTGTAAATGAAAAAGTTTTATCTTCTTCTTTAGCAGATGTTATGCGTTCTTACGGACTTGTAGTATCATCTTCCGATGTACTTCGCCGACACCGCCGTAGATTGTTAGGCAAGGAAGGTTGCAAGTGTCGTATTCCAAATTCGGTGATAAACAATAAATGAACATTGATGATGCCTTAGATAATTTACTCAAGACATCCGAGATGAATTCAGTTCAAAAGACTGAACCTCGTCAAAGACAAGCGGAGTGGTTGCCTGGGGTTACTTGGCAAGGTGAAGAAGGAACAGTCACAACTCAACCAATGGAGGGCGATAATGCGCCCGATTGGTCAGGAGTTCTACGAATGTGGGGTCTTGACCCTGAACATTTCCAAGTAGTAGAACCAGTTCTTTTCAATGTGTGGGGCGATACTTTAGGAATTCTAAATCGCCAATGGAAAGGCAAAGTAGTTCGCAAAGGCAAACAAGAGTTTGCTGATATTGAAGCCCTTATCCAAGAGATTAAAAAACATAAACCCCGTGAGCGTAAGCCAATGGTCGGTGGTGCCTCTTTAGTAGTTTGCGCCTCTGACTGGCAAACTGGTAAACGAGATGGCGATGGTCTTAAAGGTTTAGTTGGTCGATGGCTTCAGGCTATTGATGATGTTGAGTTTAGAATTAAAGAGTTAAAGAAAATTGGTCGTCCCATAGATTCAATCACAGTTCTATGCCTCGGTGATTTAGTTGAAGGATGCGATGGTCACTATGACATCCAAACTTTTACGGTTGAAGTTGATAGAAGAGACCAAGTAAAGATTGCTCGTCGTCTTTTAAGAGATGCTCTTATACGATGGTCAAAGGTTGTTCCTGATATTACAGTCGCCGCTATTGGTGGAAACCATGGAGAAAACCGAAAAAATGGCAAAGCCTTTACTACTTTGAATGACAATGATGATGTAGCCCTAGTTGAGTCAGTTGCCGAAATTTTCCAAGCCAACCCTGAAGCCTACGGTCATATTCGGTTTGCAATTCCAACAGATGAGTTGAGTTTAACTATCGAAGTCCAAGGAAAGATTATTGGAATTACCCACGGTCATCTAGCCCGAAGCGCAGGAAGCCCTGAAGCCAAATTGCGTCGATGGATTGCTGACCAAACACTAGGTCGTCAAAAAATAGGCGACTGTGACATTTTAGTAACGGGGCATTATCATTCATTTCGTCTATCAGATTGGGGAGGAGTCAAATGGCTACAAGCACCAGCCCTCGACGGAGGAAGCGTGTGGTGGAGACAATCAACGGGGGAGATTGCGGATGTGGGAGTTCTGACCTTTGTTGTGAGCAGTCAGGGAGTGTCGGACATCCAACTATTATGAACGACCCAAGAGATATAGCCGCATACGCCGCAGAATTGGTCTCAGGAGACCGACAGGAAGCCTACGGGCATCCGCTTGATAACTTTACCCGTGCCTCAAAGATATGGTCTGTAATCCTCGGCTGTGAGGTTTCTGCCGAACAAGTTGCCCTTTGCATGGTTGGAATGAAGGTAGCCCGTGAGGTCAATCAATCTAAGCCCGACACCGTAGTAGATGGCATCGGATATTTTTTAACTCTAGGTATGATTCAAGAAGAGCGCCTTAGAAGAGATAATATCTAACCCCAGTTGTGATATACTTGCCTTGTCATGAAAGGGGGCAAGACATGGCTAGACCAGTTGAGAGTTCAAAACCTTGTTCTAAGTGTGGGCGCACCGTAGTTAAGTGTGAGTCCAAAAGCGGAAAAATTTATGTTGCTAGTATTGAAATTGTTTCCAGCCAATATGCTGATTACTCAGCCCGTGGCAAGGCTATCTATCCAGTTCATGAATGTGACGAAAGAGAAATTGTTAAGTATCAAGAACTTCTTAAGAGACAGTTAGCCGAGGGTCAAATTGTCAAAGGTCAAAAAGTAGTAGTTGTAAAAGGTAGAAAAGTAGCCAAAGGAACTCAAGGTGAAATCTTTTGGCTTGGCTATGAAACTTGGAACGGCGAGTCAATCTTAAAAAGGGTAGGGCTTATTACTGCCGTGGGTGAAAAGTTGTTTGTAAGTTCAGAGTATGTAGAGGCTCAAAAGTCCTAAAAAGCAATACGCTATACTGAACCCAATGTGCGCTTAGTCGCCTGAGTTTTTCGTCTCTTCCGTGTCCGAGTGACCTGACGGTCACTCGGGTTTTCTATGTGCCGTCACGGAGGAGGTTTGAATGGCTCGTTACAGAGTCTTACAAGGTATTGATTACCCACCAAACAAAAGAGCCGAGGCTGGCAAAGTCGTAGATGACTTACCTGCAACCTCGGTCAAATGGCTTTTGGAATCAGGAATTATTGAAGATGCTGATAAGCCAACTAAGAAATCACAAGAGCCAGTTGTAGAAGAACCTAAAGTCGAACCAGTAGCCGAGAAGGTTGAAGAACCAATCGTTGAAGAAGGTTTTGACCCTAACGCCGAAGATATTGATGGCGATGGTTTTGTCCAAGACGGCACCCCACATCAACGCCCAGTTGAGGAGAAATAATGCCTACTTTTCGCCACGGTAAAAATGTCAATGTCTTTATTGATGAGTTTGATTTTTCTACCTACTTTAATGATGTCAGCGCATCAACCACAGTTGATACCGCAGAGTCAAGTGCTTTTGGAACAAGCGCTAAGACCTATGTAGTCGGTCATCGAGATGGAACTATCTCGCTTTCAGGAATGTTTGAAGGAACCGCCTCAACGGGTACAGATGAGTTTTTTGAAAATGCCCTTGGTAATACAACCAAGGCTTTAGTAATTGTTGCTCCTGAGGGTCATTCAAATGGCACAGGTGCAATCATGTTAGAAGCCGACAATACATCCTACGAGGTCTCAGGTGCCATCGCAGATATTGTTCAAGCAAGCGCAGAATTCCAATCAACAGATGCAGTAGAACACGGAAAGATTCTTTCTTCAGGTTCAACTGTAACTACGAGTGGAAACGGAACAGGCGTAGACAATGGAGCCTCAACCACTAATGGTGGAGCAGGATTCTTGTCAGTTCCAGTAAATACACGCAACGGAAATATCACAGTAAAAATCCAACACTCAGCAGATAATTCAACTTTTGCTGACTTGGTTACTTTCACCGTGGTTTCAGGTACTACTACAACCTCAGAAAAAATTGAGGTTGCAGATGGCACAACAGTAAACAGATACCTACGAGTTAATTACACAGTCGCAGGTTCAACAGGCTCGGCTACCCCCGTGGTGGCTTTTACTAGGAGGTAAAAATAATGCCAACATTTCGTCATGGTAAATCCACCGTATTCAAGGTAGACAATGCGGCTGGCACACTTACCGATATTAGCAATACCCTTACAGATGTTTCATTCCCACAATCAGTAGACACCGCCGAGACTTCCGCTTTTGGAAGTTCTGCTAAGTCTTATGTAGTTGGTTTGTCTGATGGAACGCTTTCAGTATCAGGAAACTACGATGCAACAGTAGATGCTCATTTGGCTGGAGTTTTAGGTCAAGCGGCTTCTCTTTCATTTGAGTACGGACCTGAAGGCTCAACATCAACATTCGTCAAGTACACAGGAGAGTGCATCCTAACTTCTTACGAGAAGAGCGGCGCCATCGGAGATGTAGTTACATTCTCTGCTGAGTTCCAAATTACAGGTGCAGTCACCCGTGGTGCTTACTCATAAAAAAACTGAATTAAAAAAACTTAATAAATTATCGTGACCAATCAATCTAGTGTCCCAAGGAGAAAAGAAATGACAGATTTACGCAAAAACATATTTGACGCCGATGATATTACGAAAGAGTTAGTGGAAGTCCCTGAATGGGGAGTGACAGTAGAAATTCGTTCTATGACGGCTGGACAAAGAGCAACACTTACTGAAGGAGTTACATCCTCAGACAAAGTAGATGTTTCTAATATGTACGCAAAAACTGTAATCGCAACCGTGTTCGACCCTGCAACTGGCTTGCCAGTTTTTACAGACCAAGACCGTGAAGCCATTCTCTCAAAGAATGGTGCAGTCATTGAGCGTTTGGCAACAAAGGCTCTTGGCAGTTCAGGTCTTAGCGAAAAGGCGGTAGACCAAGCACAGGCTCGATTTCCTCAAGAATCCTGAGAGACGGTTTCTTTTCGAGATAGCAGAAAAGTTAGGTAGGACGGTGGGTGAACTTCTTTACGGAAGTCCCGCCCACCGACCTCTTAGCAGTATGGAATTAACAGAGTGGAACGCCTTTTATCTTGTCAAAGAAAAAGAGCGTGAGAAAGCGGAGAGAAAAGCGAAGGCTAGGAGATAAATGGCTGAATCACCTACCATGGAAGTCCGTGCCCGATTAACGGCTGACTCCGCTCAATTTACAAAAGGTTTACAAGAAGCCTCAAGAAGTGCTGAGGCTTTTCAAGGTGCGGCATCAAAACTTAATTCAAGTCTAAATGCTCTTGGTGCAGTCGCCGCTGGTACGGCAATTAGTTTAATTGTCTTTGCCACAAAGTCTTTCAAAGCGGCGGCTGAAGTCCAAGAGTTAGATATTGCTTTACAGGCGATTGGTCAATCTACTCGATATGGATATGCCCAACTTGCTATCGCATCCGAGGAAATTCAAAATGTTGGATTGTCTGCGGTGGCTTCCCGTAAAGCAATTATCAAACTTGCTCAATCAAATGTCGATTTAACTAACGCTACTCAGTTAGCCAACATTGCTCAAGACCTATCTGTAACAGCAAGCGTTAATTCGGCGGATGCTTTGAATTCTTTAATTTTT